CACGTAATCATTAACTAGGAGTAGAACCTAGCCCCTCAACGTCTTGGCGAAGCGTTGAGTATATAGCCTGTGAGGATGACCTCCCTTTACCGACAGATGCATGCGTACGTGCGACCGCGTGCAGATTCTTGCGGATTTATTGGATGGGTCATTGTTCTGGTGTTTGTCCTGATCGGGCTTGCCCGTGTATTGACACATGTCACACCAGACCTCATCATAGCCCTCGCCAAGTGGCCGGCATATCACGAGCGAGTCATCCTCATGACCGCTGTGCTGGCCATCTTGATGCACACTGTGTACCGCGTACTCGCTTTTGACCATGAAGCTGAGAAAATTACGCGGAGCAGTGTGAAAGCCCTTGACGATGGCGGTTCTTGCGACGATAGCAATAGTATGATGGGACATAGGATCACCATCGAAATTGCCTGCGTCGTGAAAATCCGTCTCGGGCTCCCTGTTGATAACGCAGCTAACCGCCAGGCCGCCTGGCGGGAGGCGTCTGCATACCTTCGGGAAATCACTCGGCCCGGTGGGCCCCAGCAGGACATGCGTACAACGCACAAGCCACAGCACCTGGCTTGTGCCGTGACACTTGTGTTCCTGCCCACCGAGGCCGACATGCTTTGTAGGCGCGTGTCTCAGTCTTTGACAATGAAGATGCGCCAGAAGTTTGTAGCAGGTGAAATACCGAATTTTGGAGACGCCCTGCTTGCCGTAATGCAGTCGAAACCCGCCCCAGCACGGAAGTGTGGGACGCAGTCGTCGAAGCCACTATCCGATCTGCTTATAGATATGGAGAATGGAAACTCAGACTGCGCAACCGCAAGTGTCCGGGGCGACCCGACTCATTAGTCACAACGGCCGGTAGGTTGCGTAAACAACCCCAACGCCGGATCACCTTCTTCTTTGGAACGTACATTAGCACACAGTACGGTGTCCACGGAGGTGGTCTTGGCACGCTCGTCAGAGGGCTGTGCGAGCGTGTGTTTGTAAGCAAGTACGCGCGGATGGATGGGGGACTGGCAGCCCCCACAAATCCGCAGCGGCGCGTGGTTTTTTCCGCCCTTCATAAATTCCATAGTAAAGTTCGGCAACGGCGCTTTCGTGTCACACCGTGGTCCTTCGAGAAATTCGTTGAGACCCGGGGTCGCAAGAAGGCCGTTTACCAAGCGGCACTGGAAAAGTATGAGAAGGTGGGTGTGATTCCGCAGGACTGGAAAGTCAAAACCTTTGTCAAGGCTGAAAAGCTGAACCTGACGAAGAAACCAGATCCTGCCCCAAGAGTCATTCAACCACGTAGTCCTGTTTACAACCTCGTTGTGGGAAGATACATTAGTCCACTTGAAGCTATATTGTACAAAAACATCACTTCCATTTTTCACCATGTCACGGTCATGAAGGGGATGAACGCGCGCCAGATGGGAGCTGCCATTTCAGAGAAGTGGCAGCGGCTGCGCAGGCCCGTTGCGGTGGGATTCGATGTCCACCGCATGGACCAGTTCTGTACCCGATCTCTCCTTGAGTGGGAGCATAGTGTGTACAAAATGTTTATAGTTGACAAGAAGGTGCGAGCACTAATCGCGAAGCAGTTGCGCAACAAGGGGAAAGCGTACTGTTATGATGGCAAGGTGGAGTACGAGGTCGATGGGCGCCGCATGAGCGGCGACATGAACACCGGCCTTGGAAATTGCCTCATCATGTGTGCGGTGGTTTACAGCGCGTTAGGAGAGAACGCGGAGTATTACTTGGCAAACAACGGAGACGACTGTGTCCTGTTCTGTAATGAATGGGATCTAGACGACTTCCTGCGTAAAATCCAGGTTGTACTGAAAACCATCGGCCTGCCAACTGAGTTCGAGACTCCGGTCTACGAGCTAGAGCAGGTGGAGTTCTGTCAGTGCCACCCCGTCTTTGACGGGAAAGATTGGTACATGATCAGGGACCCCCGCACGTGTCTCGATAAGGATGCTTGCACACTCAAACCCGTTCGCAGCAAGCGTGAGTACGATACTCTGCGGGCATCGGTAGCACAAAGTGGTCTTGCATGTGCAGGACACATGCCGGTGTTCAATGAATTTTACAAAGCGCTTGGCCGGGGAGCGGGCGTACGCGTAGACCGGGATCTGGTAGAAACCGGGCTCCAGCGGTTAGCCAAGGGCATGAACATGAACGGCGTTCTAGTGACGACGTCGGCCCGGGTTAGCTTCTTCAGAGCCTTTGACATCAGCCCCGACGAACAAGTGGCAATGGAGAACCATTGGTCACGCGTCGAACCGGAATACGCGCACGTTCGTGCGGATGGAGTGTTACTGTCGGAGGGGCTAACCGGCAGTATCATGGGGTGTGGCGTTTAACACCCAAAACGGTGCCTCCCGGCAGCTTAAAATTTCCGTACCAAGACCTGGAGTCGTAGTGTCAAGAGACTGCACGGGTGCCTAGCCAAGGCTAGTTACGCCACATGTACAGTCCACGTGTGTAGTGGATCCCATATTTCACAACTACAATACTCTCGAAGATATAGTTGAAGTAAGATGTCTAAGAATCAGATCAAGCAGCAGCAGCAGCAGAAGAAGCAGAAGGCGAAGAAGGGTGGTGGAGGGGGA